TTCGGTATACGTAATTGTCATTTTTTATCTACTCTTATAATTGAAGAATTATTTTTATATCTTCTGTTTGGTTAGACGTTCTTTCAACTGCTGTTCTATTATCGATGTATAGAACCTCACCTGAGAATGGATCCACTTCAGTACTATCTATTAGTTGTGCAATGATACCATTTCCTGTTCCGTCAGATTCAGTTAATGTTTCGCCTACTTGGAAAGCACCATAACCAGTCGAATCGTTTTGGTGATAGTAAATTATATCAGAATCTACTTCATCAACATAAGCTTTTACACCAGATGTACCACCAACAATTACATTATCATTGTTAAAGGCTAAAGTAATAGGTGACATTCTTATTTGTTTTAAAGCGTTTGCTGTTTCTGCAGTTAAGTCAGAATCTGATCCGTTACCTTTCTTAGGATTCTTAATAATTCCTATTTGACGAAAATCTTGTAAGACAATAAAGTCTTCTAAATTACCAGCTGTTTTTGTATGTAACATCAAACCATTAGCTTTTAGATCTGATCTCGCATCATGTCCTATTCCGTTATGATCTGATAAGACAGCTCTGGCTTCTGCACCTGAGCCTCCTCCACCTGTAATAGTTACATCTGCAAAATCAAAACCAAATGGATAATTTAAAGTTGAAGAATCATTGGCAAACTCAATCTTTCCAATTGAGCCTGTTGCTGAATCTACAAATGCTTCTACAGTAAAATCACTATCTGTGCTATTACCAGTTATTGTAACAGTTGGCTTATGAGTATAATTAGACCCGCCATTTGTAACAACTATTGAGGTAATCATTCCACCGATTGCTGTATCTTGAATTTCTTTATGTTTTATTTTTATGCCAGATGCATCTGAATCTAATTCTCCAGCGATATAACGAACTGGCATATAATTTGCTGATAAGAAGTAATTAGCTTCTAGAGCAGATATTGTATATAGAAACTTCCATACGTATCCATCTGCTGTTTCAAAAGCATGATTATTTGATCCAGTTGGTTCCACTGTTGAAGGAACAGTAGCACCGGCTGCATCTCTTCCAGTTCTTAGACAAATAAAGACGTGATGATTTTGATTTAAAACATAATAGTTTGGACTAGGATGACCAACTTGTGTATCGTCATATTGACTATAGGTTGTTCCAGTTGTCCAGTTTACACGTGCTACAGAGAAGGAAGTAGATAATATTTTCTTTACAGCTTGCAGACTTTGACGATAGTCTCGTATTTCTGCCATACTGTTTACAGGTGTTGGGGGAACGTCCGCACTATCCCAATACTCGGATCTACCTACTCCAATGTAGTACGTATCATTTGAATCGTTGATACCATCAATGATATCTTGAACGATACTCTTTTTAAAAAAATCGGTTATTACAGCTACCATATTATTTGTCCTTAAAATTGTTTATCACAATTTATTTTCTATTATTTATACTGTTAAGATCAACTTGGTGCATAATAATCGTAAGAAGATTTAGCTATGTCGTAAATTCTTCCATACGTATCATTAGCGCTGTCAATTGTTAGTAGTTTGAAATCTCTAATCTGATGATTAGGCTGCATCCTAACAGTAAATATTGTCTCGTTTGAATCTGCATCTCTATCAGTATATGATGAGTCAATGGCCAATAAATCTTCTAGTTGATACCAGATGTGTTGTAATCCGTGATCAGATTCACCAGTAACGTATTGTGTATGACCCATTGTTTGTATAATACTTGTGTCGTTATCAACTGTTAAATTAGCCAATAGGTTTACATTAGATTCTATTGTAACTTCACCTGCATCTGAATCTAATATAACATCTGGTGCAGATAAAGGGTTTGTTTGTGCAGTTAATATTAAGACTTCAGCACCAAGATAAAAACCTGCTGGATGAACAAACCTACGATAAAGCTTTTCCCAAGTTGCAATTGATATAGGTGCTTTGACTAATACTGATAAAACTTGATACAATGCTCCATCTTGTAAAACATCTAAACTATCCAAACCTATTTCAGATTGACCGACAACAAACAAATTGTTTTTCGGATATTCTATTTCTACATCATCTCTAAAGAAAGTTCTAAAGAATCTTTCTGCAGAAAACTTTGTACCTTTTACTCTGAAGAAATCTGCAAAATCTCTAATGACTTCTCTTGGAGATGTAAATTGGTTTTGTGAAACACCTAAACCTACTTCTTTAAACATCAAATCTAATTGTCTTAAAGTATTATCTTCCGCATCTCTAATAGTGTTTAAATCATTTATCAGATCACCGATGTTGGTATCACTATCTAAATTTTCATAGTAAGCATCTAAAAAAGTTATTAACGTAGGATACTCAGCAAGAAAATACTCAGGTAAAACCTCTTTTACCAAGCTTCTTTTCATCGATATTGGTAATCGATTGAGATCCTTTAGTGTTTGCATTACAATGTTACTTCCGTATTCTGATCATCAGTAAGAGCAATTGACTTTGTTTTACCATTATCTAGTTTTAGGATATAGTTTCTTAAAGGCCGAACTACTGCTTGATTCTGAGGTGTAACAGTAAACTTAATAAATGTGTTTCCACTTTGAACTGATGTGGCTGCAAAATCATCAAGGCTTACTATTCCTTTTAAAGCGTTATATGAGCCAATGTTATTTGTTACTATTTCACCATTAGCTGCATTTACTAATTCTAATTGATACGTGTTTAGTTTATTTCTAACAAATACTAAAACACTATTCTTATCATAAAAGTTTTCTGATTTAACAATATAATTTCTATCATCAGGTATAGCAAGTGGAACTGGATAGTTTAAATCATAAGCTATTGATGCTTGTCCGAATGTAGGAGACAATCTCATTTGTACTGCAACATCCATTTTAGATGATAGGATAGCATTATCTAATTCATCGATGTCTGCTAATAATTGAGAACGCCTGAATACTTTTTCAAATGAGTTTAAGTTATCATCAAAATAATTAACCATCAAGTTTCTAACTCGTGTTTCCATATTTCCTGCAGTTAAACCTGTTAGATCAGGATCATAGTTAAATGATGTTGTAAGTTCTAAGAACACATCTTCAGGATCAACAAACTCAGATGTAACTGAAGTAACAGCTAAAGGATCTATTAATTGAGTTTGAATCTGATTTTGTACTGTGGCTTTAGCAGCTGCAGTTGTAGAATCAGGAAACTGCAAACTAATATAAACTTTTCCGTAATCTATTGGAACATGCTCATCTCCACTCCAACACTTTACGCCTGTGACTGAAGAATAATTAGATCTAATATGCGACTCATAATCTAATGGTGTAACTAATCTTTGCTGAGATGCAAAAGCTATAGGCGCTTCTTGGCGTATAGATTCAATTGATTGTTTCTCTGCCCCACCCAAAGATTTAGAAAGAGTTGTTACTGTTTGTGAATAGTCCGTACCGTTAACATCAATAGCTTCAGTTGTAGTAAAACCTGATCCACCATTTGCTGCAGCACCAGTAGCTCTAATGTATCTTACTTGAATTTTACTTCCTACAGTTGGAGCTTTACCATATACAACACCATCTCCAAATGTCAATTCAAATTGACCGTTAGGTGCTTCTCTCATTCTGTAATATGTAGAATTAGCATTAACAGTTATAGCTTCTGACATTCTAGTATATTCAGTGAATGAACTTGAAGTAGTTGAATCATATACGAAAACTTTTGCAGTTGAAGTGTCAATGTTTTCATCAGGAATAACATAAACCTGATAATCATCTGCTACACCTACATAAAAAGTTTTAGTTACAACTTCTCCTTCATATGCAAGTATCTCTTCTTCTCCGTCATCATTCTTAAAAGTATATAACCCAGCTCCATTATCTGTAGCTTCATAATTATCTTTCGTATAAAAGTTATATTGCACATTATCTATTGTAGTAGTAAACGTGGAATTTTCTGGTAGAGTAATCTTTGTTGGCTTTGGTGTAGCCGAAGATAGATCTACAGAAACTTTAAGAGAAACTTGTGAAGCTGTTTTTGATCTAATATTTAAACTAAGCGTATCTGCATGAGTTACAACAGAACTTCTGAGCTGAGCTGTATTTAGAAAAGCTTCATTTAAAGCAAAGTTTGCAGTTAAAGCATTGAAGTGAGTATTATATGCTAAAACATCTAAAATATTAGATAAACCAGATGCTTCAAAATCGTAGTCAGCAAATTCTGTTTGATCAGCTAGATAAGTTTTTAACTTGTTTTTAATACCGTCAAAATCAAGCTGTGTGGATGTAATGTTTGTGGCCATGTTATCTTAACCTTGATATTGATGTTTCTAAAATTACGATTTCTTCAGTGTTAACAACTTGAAACTGTAATGAAACAGTAACTACGTTTCTATCTGGACTTGCGTTCACTATTATTTCGAGAACTTTAGCTCTAGGCTCATAAAACTCAATAGCATTTTCAATCACTTCTTTTATTTCTTCTGAAGCATCATCATTAGCTAATTCAAATAAGAGACCAGAAATGTTTCCACCAAAAAAAGGTTGGAATGGTTTTTCATAAAAATTTGTCATAATTAAATTTTTAATCGATTGCTTGACAGCTGCAGCGTGCTGCTTCTTATAAACATCACCAGATGTTTTAACACCGAAAGACAAGTCAATATCTTTATAGTCTACAGATCGTGCAGACAATAAACTTTTGACACTTAAGTCTTTATCTTCAGCTGCAAAGGCTTTTCTTACCATCTCAAACTCTTTTTACTTTATTTATACCAGTTCCACCAAGGCTTCATCACTCTGGATCTTTTCATTGTAATATGTAGTAAGCTTACGATCGAATAAAGCACTATAGTTTTCTGGAATTGTTGGAACGATAACCACTAATTGAGCTCGTTTTTCATCAGCTCTAGGATCAAAGTTATCGTATCTTAATGATAGTTCTTGATATTGGAATGAATCTTTTACAAACTCTGCAAACTCAAACAATTTATCAAATGATTCTTTACCAGTTGAGTTTTGGTACAACTCATAAACTACCGCTCTACCTGTTTTTCTGTAATCTAAGACGCTGTCTGGTGTGATTGTCTCTGCAGAGTAAGGTTTATATAACCCTTCAGCGATCACTAGACTAAAACCATTGAAGCCAGATAATTTATCAAAGGTAGAAATTATATTTGCTTGCAAAGATAAGTTTCTTGCAATTTGTTTTTTCTCTTCCAAAGTTTCTATATGATTTAGATTGGTATCACCTAAGAATCTAGCTAGTTTTATATTTCTATCTAAATTTGTTTTAGATGTAATCTCAGTTAAATTATTAGGATTATATGTTGGATCAACTGTAACTTGAAAGATACCTGCTTTTAATAATCCAGGCGACTGTTGATATTTTCTTTTGTCGTAATCAGTATCTGGTCCAATTAGAGTTTTACCTATATTTGTGGTAGTAAGTGTGGTGACTACTCTTGCTACTGCTCCTGGAGATGTGGCTGCATAAGAAGAAGAAAGATTTCCTGCTGCTATTTGACTAGCAGTAAAATCTATGTTATTAAAATGAGCTGGATTTTTCATACGAGCTCTTACATCTTTTATATTTAAATCTCTATCAGAAACACTTCCATTATCAGTTGATAAGTCTATGGATTTACGTATTCCATCGTCTTCGTCAACACTAACTTTTCTAACACCTCTATCAGATTTATCTAAGTAATCTGTTACAAGCGCAGATGTCGGAAGTTGAGTAGCAGTCGTATCTCTTACAGTTGAATCTATTACAGGACCAGGTACACCTCCTGTTGATTTACCACTGGCAACAGCAGCTTTCTTTGAAAAGTTAGCCGTACCATTTAAGCTTCCATGAAAAGTTGTAGCATACACTGAACTGGCACCCATCGTCTCAGCGTGGACTGTTTTCTGTGTAAACATATTTTTGTTGTACATAATTACATTTTCACCGCCAATAGTTCCAGCATTACCAAAAGCTGAAAGGTTCTGTGCTGCAATGTTTATGTTATTACCAGATATATCCATATCTGTCTCACCAGTAAAACTTATTGCTTCTTTGTGATTATAATCTGCAGATCCGTGTACTAATTGTTTGTAAGTTCCTTTTACTATATTACTAAAACTGTCTAAAGTAATTTGAAGAGTTTTTCCTAGTCTTATAGATTGGTAGATACCTGTTACAGTTTCTCTTACATTTCCTACAATTTTCTTATTTAATGAACCAAAGATTGTTCCAATCACAGATCCTTTTACATTAAAAAGAAAATTACCACCAACTGTCATGTTTAAATCACCGGTTACATTTAAATCTAAATTGCCATAATATGTAAGCTTACCATCGCCGCCTACTGTTAAATGATAATCAGCTCCAACAACTTGTACAGTATCTGTTTTAGAAGATGTGACTATAGTTCCATCAGGCCTGATATCAAAACCGGCTCCAGTGTTATGTTTGATAAGTATTCTTTCTCCACCAGGTGTATCATTTAATTCTATAATATGACCAGAAGGTGTTTCATCTATCTTTGCTCTTTGGTACATTGTACCAACATTTTGCTTTACGTCAATTGGTTCACCAGGTTGTCCTAACTTTATATCTAAGTTATTAATCTGATCTCCACGAGCAGCTCTATTAACTGAAGATTCATTCACATATTGAGGGTACTCAAGTGAAGGATCAGAAGCTTGATTATTTGTTACACCTGTAGAATTAATACGACCTTCACCGTATAATCTGTATTGTTCTTCAAGTGTTAAATCATCTTGATTCTCAGCCATTTGTTTTCCTAACTTACCAATACTAATTGTGCTGGAGAAAGAGGTCCTTGATTTGCAGCAATGACATTTTTCTTACCAAATTTAACTCTCACATATTCACTTACATTAAAACCTGGATCTGATTTTCTTGTTGGATCAGTGTCGTTATGTCCAAAAGCCTGGCCTCCTGGCCAGACAGAATAGAAAGCTTGAACCCATCTATCAAAAGCATTGAATTGAGATTGTGTAATAGATTCAGCACTTAAGTGTCTATCAGGATTAGTAGTTCCACTATTACAATTATATCCAGCAACAAAAGCGATGCCAATACTATACTTGTTATGTCCAAGTGCATGTGCACCAGTAACGTTTAAAGGCCGGCCTCTTTCTATAACACCATTTCTTTTGATAATGTAATGATATCCAATTCCATTGAAGGTTGTATCTGTTCTGTTAATCATAAGCTCATGAACTTCTTTAGCACCAATCCATCCTTGATTATTAAAGTTAGCCGTCCAGTGAGTTACAAACTCTGTTACATCTCTCGTCATTGATCTAAACTCTGCAATTAGTTCTTCCACTGAAGAAACTTCTGTAAATTCATATATGCTTAGATCTGTTTTACTTCCTCTCCAAAGTTCTGGCGCAGAAGGATGAACATCTTTTATCTTTTTTGTGGATTCACCAAATATGTCAGTTGAAGGAGAGAAAGGTGTTATTTGAGTAGATGGACTTGTTGGAATATTAACCACTGCTTGTTCAAGATCTTTTACTGAAACTTTAGAGAATGGTTTTAACTTTTCAATAGCTTCAGTATAATTCTTTCTAACTGTAATATCAAAAGTTACATCATCTATAGTAGACTGAGGAATATCAGCAGTCGTAACTTTTCTTACTTCTTGTTCAACGTAATTTACAATGTCAAGTGATACGTTATCTAATACGCCACTAGATCTAGTTCCAACGGCAGCGTCTAAATTATTTGAAAAGGTAGTAACCTCTGAACCAATGTTGGTTACTATTGTACTTGTATTTCCATCATTAGCGTCTATGTTATTATATGAGCTTTGCCCTACATCTTGTAAACTTGCAGGAATAATATCAGACACAACACTATAACTAGGTGTTACTGAGGTTTTAATTGTTAGCACTGCTTTTATAGATCTTATTCCATTTGATGAAATAATTACATTTAAAGAACCATTTCCTACAGTATTGCCAGTAATTAATCCTAGAGAAGAACCAGTTGTAATAGTATTTGTCAAAGTATTACTGTATCCTGGAACATCAGGAGTTATTTCAATTATGCCAGGAATAGATTCATCGCCATTTACTGTAAGAGATTTTAAACCGTTTATGGTTTCATCTTTTTGGCCAAGAGTTGATGTTTTAGCTACACTTAATTCTTGAGATCCATTAGTTATTGTCAGGCTAAACTTATCAACTTCTCCAACAACTCCAAGATTGCTTAGAAGTTCATTTACTAATGTAGTTGGTATGTTAACACTAATCATCTGCCACCCGCTCCAATTCTAGCAAATCTTCTATACGCATCTGTAGCTGCTTCTACTCTTTGATCTAAAGATGCAGTCACGTAATTTCCGTTTACAATTTTATATTCAGGTCTTTCATAATATCTAGAAAAAGCAATCGCTGCTTCTTGAGGAGTTTCAGCTTCCATCAATTTGCCATACGCAGTTTGTTCAGTAGTTTTAAACTCATGTAAAACAAAGTTTAATTGTCCTGTAAGACTTTTATAATCTAAATTTGGTTCAGAAGAAGCACAGAATGCTATCAACTGTTCTCTTCTAACTCCGCGCCATTGAGCTAAACCTTCTGACTTTTTACCTTTATCATCTGGATTAACAGCCTCTGGATTTAATGTAGACTCGGCATAAAAGTTTCCTATTATACCACAAGCGTGGTGTGGTTGTAAACCATTTTTTGTAAAGAAATTAAATATCTTTTCTGCAGTTGTTCCACCAGTTATGAGTGTATCTACGTCAGTACTAATTGGAGTCTCTGGAAAGTTCTGCACCCTTGGATCATATACATCAAATCTTTCACCTAAACTATTATTATCTGACTGTGTAGGTATAGGTAACTCATTGTGATGTATAGCGCCAAGAACAAATGGAATCTGACAAGAACGTCCATCCATAAAAAAACCAAAGACTAAAGCTCCTGGTAAAATTTTAGAGTGCTGCCCAATACCAGATATTCCACCTTCGGTACTTGGTATCAAACACTGTGCCCAAGGTAAGTGAGAGTCTGGCAACTTGTTTTGATCTTGTGAATGTATGCCATAAACTCTTATTTGAACTCTACCTAAGTACTCAGGATCTGAATCACTAACAACTTTAGCAAAGAACCAATAGAAGTCTTCACCGTAATGATCTGTATTAAAAGCCTTCATCTTTCAACTCCAACGCTTTGCGCTAGTTTTGCACACTTTAGGTTTACGGTATATCTATTTCCTGAGAACACATGTCTTGCAGCGTATATAAAGTAATCACCTGATCGCTTATGATCAGTTTCATATCTTTGATATAAATTGTCATTCACTTGAAATCTTAGGTTTATTATGTTGCCAATAGTTTTATTTGTATTATTTTGCAAGAAGTTGCTTCCTGGAATACTAACATCAATAGGTGATTTTAGTAGAAAGTTTCTTAAAGACTTCTGTATTACTTTTTGTTCATGTAGTGGAAGATCTCCACCTTCATAATAATTATTATAATCAGACCAGTCAGTGTAAGTTCTACTTGTTGCTATTTGACTTATTTCTCTAGAAGAATACGTATGTACTCCAGCATCTTCATCGAATATCGGATCATTTTGATTCTTATTAAATACTCGTCTACTTACCATATTATCAAATGTTTTCTTAATATCATGATCTACTTGAAACTGCTCGCCTTTTGTAGTATCAAAGAAATTCCATCTTCCACTTACGTAGCCAGATTTTATCAATTTAGATAAGTCTTCCATATGAAGTGATCTATAAGTTTGTATAATATAAGATTGATCAATAACACTTAAGTCTGGACCTTGTGGTCCGTATGATTGTGAGTAAATATAAGGAGTATCTGTATTAAGTGGTAATAATCCTAGTACGCTTTCCAAATCGATTAGTCTTATTTTATCATCAGCTATAGATGAATATAGAAAATATGGAGATCCATAAGCATCAGGCTTACCTTCTTTAATCCAATTAGCTGCATCTAAAGGTGTAAGGTTAGGAACAATGGCACGAATTCTTTTAAATCCAGTGCTAGGTACATACATCAATTCTCGACCTAAATGTTCTTTTAAAATCTTTTCTATAATTTCATCATGATGACCTTCATAAGATTGCTGTACTCTTATTAAATTCGATTCATAAGCATGATCTTCTACAATTTCAATTAAGAAGCTTTCATTCTGATCATTAGATTTTACAGCTTGAATTATTTTAACTACTCTAAATTTTTTTTCTATGACATTGGTAGATCTTTCATCTGTTCTTATAGTCATAGAAATTTTTTCAGTACCAAGCCAGTTAATGTCATTAAAAAGATTGGCGTTATCTAGAAACAATATAGTACCAGTTAAAAAGGGTTTGTCAACCATTTCAAATATATTGATTTCACTTATAACATTTGAGATATCAAACTCTCTTTGACCAAAGTCAAGCCTATCAGCTGTAACTACAACTGATTCGATTTGAAAATCAAATGGAGTTCGTTCTGTTTCTATATTTCTAACGTTCATTATACGCCTGACATAGCCTCTTCAAAGGCTTTTGTTACATCATCAATATTATCAGGTTTAATAATATTAATTTCTTTTAAAGAATCATTGGCCGTTACGTATTCATCTAAATATGTAACTTTAGTAAGTAATACGCCTGGACCGTTTTCTGGATCTATATCTACAATAACACCATTATTTGTATAATGATGAGCTGAGTTATACTCTTCTGATGATGATTGAACTGTAACAGTATCAGTTCCATCTGATATTAATTCTGAATCTGTAAACGATTTGTTATTAGTTACCTTTATGACTAACTGCCCTAAATCTAAATTACGTTTTAAGATTATGCCTTCGGCAGCTGATGAATTTCCTGTAACAGTATCACCTACATCAAACTTATTAAAAAGCAAGTCGCGTGTTACAACCGTTGTATTAGGATAATCTTTTTGAGCTTTTGCTAATAGATCTGCATAAGGTAGTGGCCAGCCTTGTCGTCTTAAATGATCATTCATAAAATAGAATGTCCAGTGATAATCAGTAGTACCGTATAATTTTTGTGATAATACATCAGGTCGATCACCATCTAATATCGTATAGTTACGATAAAAAGAAGATTGATTTTTTACTTGATCTATGACATCAACATAAGCGCTTATGTCTTCAACTGCAGTACCAGTGTTTTCATTGCCAAACTTGTAATTGATCTGTGGAAAGTTTATAAAGTACGCCATTAGAATCCTCTCTCAATATCTTGTTTGTCGAGTGTTCTAGATTCAACAAATGACATTGACATTTGAATTTCTTGAAAGTTACCATCTTCCATGAAGGCCATGCTACTAGGGTTATAATTAGTTTGAAAGTTTCTTAAGTATGACTTTAAGATTCCAGTAGCAATCTTTTTATTATCATATTCAATTGATATTTTAAATCTATTAGGAAATTTGTATGCAATGGGTACTGGACCAGATCTAATTGTTTCTGGATATAATTCAGTTCTAAAGAATTTAATTATTCTAGTTATTTCTCTAGCTTCTTCTACGCTTTTTGGTAACATGTTAAAGGTAAAAGAAAACTCTCTTAAGTTTACAGATTTAAATAATGCTCTTGTGTTTGGTGCTGGTGTAGTTCTTAAAGCAGTTCTTACTGCACTAGATATTGTATCACCGCCCATACCAGATAATCTTGCGGCTGCAGCTCTTGCTGCATCTTGAGTTAAGTTACCTCTAAAGAAATCAGCCATACTATTAAAAGCCTGACCAGTTTCGTTTATCAATGCTTCTAACGGAGCCGTACCTTGACCAATTGTTCCTGCAAGTGAAGAGCCAAAAACACCAAGATCTACGTTTTCAATCGCAACTCCATCTGTTATCTGTATTGATTGTGGTAAGTAAATGCTACAGTAATCTCCAGTAGGAAGCTCTTGTGTTTTTCCTATAAATGTAGGTTCAGCTCCTGTTTGGTTTCTACCTCTAGGATCAAATAGATCTGGATCCTGAGCACTTCCATTGAGAACAGTATCACTACTGCTGAGCGATTCTTTTATCTTTCTTTGAGTTCTCTTACTAATATTAGGTGGTATGGTTTGCCATACAGCAAACTTCATTCGACCTTTATATTTGTCTCTGTCCAACTTTGGGAATTGTAAACTAGGCATATAATGTTCCAATAAATAGAAATACGTTGTTATTATTTATAAAGATATCATGGCATATAAAGGAAAATACAAAGTCAAAAACATGAAGAAGTATCAAGGAGACCCCTTGAACGTCATTTACCGCTCAATGTGGGAAAGACACTGCTTCAAATGGTGTGATGAAAACTCAAATATAGTGCAATGGAGTTCGGAAGAAATAGTTGTACCATATTACTATGAGATAGATAAGAAGTATCACAGGTACTTTATAGACTTAAAAGTTAAATTTAAAGATGGTAAAGTATTTCTCATAGAAATAAAACCAGATAAAGAAACTAAACCTCCAAAATATCCAGGCAGACAAACTAAAAGGTACATTACCGAAGGTATGACTTATGTCAAGAACATGAATAAGTGGGAAGCAGCTCACAACTTTGCAAAAGATAGAGGATGGGAGTTTCATATATGGACAGAACATACACTTGAAAAGATGGGAATAAAACCAAAAGCCTTGAAACCATTAGCACCATATAAAAAAAAGAAAAAGAAGAAATAAGATATAAATAATAGCATGGCAAATTTATTTAAACAACTAGAGATAGAAGCATTCAAGGCAGGAATCCAACCTAGGACTCGTGAATCAATCAATTGGTTTCGAAACAAAGCACAAAGATTAAGAGTTAATAATAGAGCTGCTTTGATGAAAGAAGAACCAGTGCAGTTAAGAGCTAGGCAGATCCCTGGAAGCATGTTCATGTTTTTCTATGATCCAAAGAATAAAGCAACACTACCATATTATGATACCTTTCCTCTAGTTGTAGTCGTTAAATCAGCTCCTGGCGGATTTCATGGCTTGAACTTACATTACTTGCCTCCTTTATTAAGAGCTCGCCTATTAGATGCATTAATGGATAATACTAATAATATGACGTATGATGAATCTACTAGATTTGTTCTTAACTACGAATTATTAAAGGGTTCATCAAAACTTAAACATTTTAAACCTTGCTATAAACATTATCTTAATGAGCATGTAAGAAGTAGGTTTGCTTATGTTCCTCCGAAAGAATGGGAGATCGCAACGTTTTTACCAGCTGCAGATTTTCAAAAAGGTTCGAGGCAACAAGTTTATAGAGACTCAAGGAAAGCTATCTAATGTTTGAAATAGAAAGAATGAAACAAGCTATTAGCTCTAGGAATGGATTAGCAAGAACGAATCTATTCCAAGTTAATCTACCTCTTATTGTTGGAGGTGTAAGGTTATCTGAAGAGCCCTTTGGCGAAACAAGAAAAAGTGTCCTGGATTTAATGTGTACTGCTACGCAATTACCAGGTAGACAGATACTAATGAATGACAGAGTCATTGGAATCAAAAAAGAACAAATGGCTTACGGTTATGAAGCACCTGACGTTAACTTAAGTTTTTACGACAATAATAGATACAGTATACGTAAATACTTTGAGTCATGGCAGAATAGAATTATAAATCCTGAAACTAGAGAGTTAAGATTTAAAAATCAATATTCAGCTGACGTTTATATAACACAGTTCGATCATCAAGAAAGACCTGTGTATGGAGTAAATTTACTGGAAGCTTTTCCATCTACACTAAACGTAGTAGATTTAAATAATGATCCAAATGGATTGGTACAAGTAAATGTACAATTGACATATACAAACTGGAGATAATGAATGGCACTACCCAAACTGAATGAGAGTCCAAAGTATGATCTTGTTATACCATCAACTCAAAACAAAGTTAGGTTTAGACCGTACTTAGTAAAAGAAGAAAAAGTTTTAATGATGGCTTCAGAGTCAGGCGATCAACGCCAAGCTTTACAAGCTATTATAGACACACTTAAAACATGTATTGCTGACGAAGTAAATGTAAATGAGTTTACAACATTTGATGTTGAATACGCCTTTACACAGATTAGAGCAAAGTCAGTAGGTGAAGTAAGTAGAATTGGAATGAAATGTGAAAACTGTGGTGAATCAACAGAAGTAGACATTCCACTTGATGAAATTAAAATTGATGCACCAAAGGTAGAACACGATGTTCAGCTAACCGATAGCATCAGATTAAAAATGAAGTGGCCAAAATATTTCGATGTGTTAAACCATGACTTAAATAATCTAAATCAAACAGAACAAACCTTTAAGTTACTAATAGAATGTATAGAACGAGTGATGACAGAAGAAGAAAATATTCTTTTCGCTGATGAGCCTGAACAGTCAAGGTTAGATTTTATTGAATCATTAACTTCTAATCAATTTGCAAAGATTAGAGAATTCATTGAAAAGATGCCGAAGATGAAATATAATTTAAAATATAAATGTCAGCACTGTGGTACAGATCATGATATAAACCTAGAAGGAATGCAAGATTTTTTGTAATATGTCTCTCACATGATTCTCTGGTGAACCACTATAAAACAAACTTTCAATTGATGCAGCATCATCATTATAGTTTAACAGAGATAGAAAATATGATGCCATGGGAGAGAGAAGTATATTTGACAATGTTAATTGAACACTTAAAGGAAGAAAACGATAAAGCGCAACAAAGAAGTATGAACAGATGAATTTAGATATCATAAGTTCTCAGTTAAGAGAGAATAGATCAGCTCAAGAAGATACGACTCATGAAGTCAAGATGCTTACTAGTTTAGTAAGGAAGCAAATACTTCAAGATCAAAGAGATCGTATGGATGCTTTGGATAGGGAAGATGCTGTTCAACAGCAAACAGCGACTCGGATACAAAATGAATCTGGAGGAGGTGGAGGACTTCCACCACTTATTGGAAATCTTTTAAGTTTTCTAAGAGGTTTAGCAGGACCTCTTGGTCTTGTAGCTATAGCTGAACTTACAGATACTGATGCTTATTTAAGAGCACTTGGTTTACC